AATAAATATAGATCTCTAATCTCTTCGAGAATAGTCATGTTATACTTACCAATTTGCATAGCAAACTCTTCAGCAAAGTCAGAGTATTCTAGTATATCTGCAACTCTAATGGAAACACATTCAGCCAATCTCTTGGTGATGTTTAGATTGCCTTCTAAGATGTGTCTAGTGGCAGTATTTGAGTTCATTGCCGCCATCTTTTGAATTCCAACTAACGCATCTGGATGTGCCATGCTTCCGTCTCTTGCCTCATTAACACCCGTCACATCTCTAATCATACTTAGATAGTGGTTGTAGTTGTTAATCAAAGATGACATCTTACCTTGGCCGCTGTTTGTGTTTAGTTCTTGAATTGGAATTCTAGCGTTGTTAAACTCACCATCTTGTGTATAGCTTCTACCAATAACACTACCAGTCTGGAAGTATAGTTTTAATGCATCCTCTGGATTGTATGCTGCACCAGTTCCAAGATCAACTTCGTTAATTCCATCGGCATCAATAAATACACCATCTGGAACAACTCTTGCCGTAACCTGTTGTAGCTTTAAGTGTGTCAACTGAATCTGATCAGCAAATGGAATCATTCGTCTAACTAAAGACTCCATAGCTCCTTTGTACATTCTAGGAGCAAACGCAACGTAGTTTGGATAAGCTCTCTGAGATGCTGACTTTGGACGAACCATATTACGCATCATCTCCCACTTAAGTACAATGTTTGTGCCAGCTACAAGAACACCCTCATACCAAACATCTCTTACTGCCTCAACTCTTTCAAATGGCATCCCATCTTCCATTGGTGGATTAAACTCATCTCCCTTTCTAATAACTCTCTCTCCACCATTTTCTAGTAACTTCTTCTTCCATACAAATTTCTTGCTTGCCTTGTAGTTAAAGTATATAAGTGTTACGATCTCGTTTGTAAAGTAGTCATCTTGATAGTTTCTAATAATTGGAAAGTACGTATACCAGGCCGCACTACTATTTTTTATCTCGTTTAACTGCTCATCAGTTAATGTTGGATCAATTTTAAGAACCTCAGTGTAGTGCATCTGCTTAACCTCACCAAAGTAGTAACAATCTGAAAAGTCGTTCTTTTCGGTGTAACTATGAATCCAGTTAGCTGGATCAACATAATCAACCTTTAGTCCGTCATTGATTAAGAAAGAATGCTTAACAACAGATATACCTACAGTAACTAAATCATAATTCATTAGTTTTCTAATTTCATCGTATCTGTTCATCTCAAATATAGTATCGATAGCTACCTCGTTAGCTATCTCAATACTTGGCTTGTACTTGATCTGCATGTATAGCTCTAGCTCCTCATCAGTGCCAGGTAGTTCTTCTGGATCAACGTTAAATGCGTCAACACCGAACTGATCCTTGGTCATTGTCAAGAAATCCTTAGCTATCATATCAGACTCGATCATTTCCTGGAATATGTTCTTACGCTCGGCAGACATCACATCTTGAGCTTCAGTTCTAACCTTAAATAATCTGTCAGACATTCCGTTGACAACAACATCAACAAACTTAGGTATAATAGGAACTGGTGTCCAGTCTAAGTTCATCATAGACATGTCACCATTAATAGACAATTCGTCTTTATATTTTTGGACTGGTTGTTGTCCACGAGCATAAAGTCTAAGTCTATGGTATTCACCCCATTGATCATAGAATCTACACGTATTGTTCTTTCTCTTAAACCATTCTCCTTCAATGGCTTTGCCGATCTTCAAACCATACTCGCTGGTTTGCTTTTCTTCTTCCGAAACCATTTGGCCTGGGAACGGGTTTTGGTATATGATAACAGATGGTTTCTCCATTCTATTCTATAATTTTGCTTTGACTGCCTTGATTGTTATATCTTACAAATTTAATACTAATTTTTGATTCTTTTCTCTCTGGAATAAACATGTGCTTTCTGTTTGCCATGATAGCCAAACCAGAACTAATTGAGGCATCGTATTTAGTACGATTATTAGGATCAAATCTCGCCCAATCTTCTAAAGTTTTGTTAAAATACATCGATCCTACAGCATCCGTATCTCTGTAAGTTCCTTCAATATCAAACCCAACGTACTCCTCTATGTATGACTCTATACAAGATGCGTGTGCCTGTCTTACGTCTTCGCTTGAGTTAGGTATTCCACCAATCTCTAGCTCCGTCTTTGACATCTTACTCATGTTTCTGTCTGGTCTATTCATAGAGAAACCCCTGTATCCTCTATTCTTAAAGTGATACAACAATCTGGCCTTATTGTTTTCTGCTAGTATAGGCATTCCATAAAAATGACAAGCCATCAAAACGTCCTCAAAAAATATTTCAGCAGTCTGAGGTCTAGCTATGTACTCTAGAAAGAATTCATTTGTAGGCCCATCAGACATGTGGAATGTCGTCATACCATGGAGAGCACCGTTAGAGCCACCTCCTCCAACAACTCCCGATATGTCATAAGGGTCACAGCCAAACGCTCCCATGTGCTCATTACCTGGATATTTTTTCCCATTTCTTATTATAACATTATTTCTTAAATTTGGCTTTGGCATCCAAGATACCAAGAACCTACCATTCTTATCTGGTGTCCATACAACCTCGGTGTCCTTGTCTCCATTCTTCCAGTGAAAGTAACCTCTAGTTAAAAACTTCTCTTTGATTAGAGAGTCATTATAGTCGATCTGCTGGTATATCTTGGTCAAGTTGAACACAGACTGCTTGGACTCGTCTCTGAATGCGTGAGACTCAGTTCTAGGGAACTGTCTATAGAACTCGTTAAGTGCATCAGCGTCTGACTTAAGTGCGCTAACCTCGTTGTTCCACCAAGTTATCACGCCCGAATTAATCATCTCATTATCTATTCCAACAATATGTTTTTCTGGGTTTTCAAATACGGGCCATCCGTACTTATCTATATAGCCCTCTACGTTCCACTCCATTGGAATAAACAATGAGTATAGACCACTCTTCGTCTGATGGTTTGCAGATCTGGTGCTTATATTGCTGTCGTTGTAAAGCTTCTTAAAGTTTTCTCCACCCTTTGGAAGTGCGTTAGATGTAGAACCCATCATACACTTACCAATAACCCTTGCGCCTAATCGCAAACAAGTCTTTGTTACACGCCAGTTGTTTAATATATTTTCTGGCTTTTCCCACTTGCCGCTTTCATCGTGTACCAACAACAATAGTTTCTCACCATCGTAACTGTTGTCTGCCGTATTCTTCCAGTCTATTGTTGTATCTAGTCCCTCTATATCATCAGTCTTCTCCTCGTCCATGTTCTTTCTAGTAATCTTACTAGCAGGTACACGAAACGCCAACTCAGTCTTTGGATTGTCCATACCGTCCTGTATTGGCTTGAAGAAAAACGGATAGTTTCTTATTATTGGCACAACCTTGTCGGTAAACATCTTCTTTGCATCGCTACCAGTCTTTGATAATATACCTATTCTTGAGTCGCGAACAACTGTGGCTGTATTGCACGTCTCGGCAGAACTCATAAAAGAGAATCCAGAACGTCTGTTCTTTAGGTAGCACATACCAAACGATCTGTTGTCTGCCTTACACGCCTCCCAAAATATGTAAAATATCCTGTTTGACTCCCTAAAGTCTGGAAGACCAATGTCAATCTTGGTCCACTGTAGGTACATGTAGTGAGTTCCAGTTATGTACGTTGGTTTGCCGTTATTTACAAACCAAAAACCATTATCTCTTCTGTCAAACTCCTTTTCTATATAGTCTACGTACTGAACCTTAAAGGAGTTCTCCTTTCTGTTCCAGTCAAATATGCTCTTTATTTTTTGAAGTTCCTTTGGATACTCAATATGCTGCCACCTAGAACCTCTGTCTTCTACCTCGTCTGGAACAGATGGAAGAGCAACCTTTAGTCCGTTTATATTATATATGTCTCCAATGGTTCCATCTTTAGATATCACCACTAGATCATACTCATTGTTGTATCCATACTCCCAGTTCTTTCTTCTATTCTTGTTAGAAATTATAGACTTACCTACGTATTCGTCAAGAACTGTGTATAGATTATTTTCCATTTTTTATCTTTGCCTTTTCCTCAGCAAACCCATGCTTACCAAATTCAACTTGTGCAACAGGTTGAAGCGTGTTT